CTTGAGCACCTGCAATATACTTATTAGTAACTAAACCTAATTGTTTATATTCTAACTTGGCTTTTGTCATACTACCTTTTAATCCAAGTTCTTGATGTTTTATATATCTATCAAATATTAATTGGTCTTGTTTAGTCATGTTACCAATCATATTATTTTTCTGTTTTAAATGCCTTTTTAAAACACCAAGTTCTTTTGCATTTAGTTTCTTTCCTTGGGCAGCTTTTTGTAAAGTAGCACTCTGTCCAGTCATGTCTTGTCCAGCTAACATGCTTTGCATTCCGCTTGTTCCACTGGCCATGAAGTCTTTTTGTGCTTTTTTGCCAATGTCTCCACCGCCTTTTAAACCTTTCATAAGTTTAAGATCTTTACTTGCTTGTTTACCCATATTTTTTGAGCTAAGTGCTACATTATCAAACATAGTTGCCATTTTCCCAAAGTCTGGAATTATTTGGCTAACAATAGGTGCTGCTAATAATCCGAATACACCAATTAAAGAGGTGATATTATCTTTTAAAAATGAAATAATTGGAATTAAAAATTCTGCAACTCCTAACTTGATTGCTTTTGTTAAATCGTCAAACTCTTTTGCAAACTGACCAAGTACAAAAGCACTCTCATCCATAATTTCTGTAATTCTACCAAATTTAGTTTCTGCTTGAGTTATAACTTCATTTGCAACGGCTTGTGATCTTTCAAAAGCTGTTAATTCCGTTCTTGCTTTACCTATAGCTGCTGCATATTTTTCTGTTGCAGGCTCTAGTCGTAATATAATACCTAATTCATCTAATAGTTCGGGTTCTGCTTTCGTCACACCTCTTATTAATCTGTTAAAGGCATCTGTTACATCTCTACCAAGAGCCAATGATGCATTTTTTGCTGCTGTACCTAGTTGTTCTAATTGTGTTCTAGTTAATCCTGCGGCACTACCAATCGCAACAGCAGATGCAGCTTCTTTAAAAGAAATCATGTTAGCAGTTGCTGCTTGGACTGAAGCAGTCATAGTTGCAAATGCATTACCAGTTATAGCACCAAAAGCCTTCTGGCCTTCTACCATATTTCTGGTTTCCATTGCGTCTTGTAAAAATCTAAATGCTGCTGAAACGGCGAATACCTGCGCAGCGATTGTTGCATAAATAGGCACAAGTCCCCCACCAATAGTTTGGGCTTGTTTTGAAAATGCTTTTGTTGAGTTTGATGTTTGTTGTGATAAGGATTTTAGTCTTCTGTCGCTTTCTTGTACATTCTTTGCGACTGAACCAACGTCTTTTCCAGCCTTCTTCGCGTTTTTACCTAGATTCTTTAACGAACCATCATCAGTAATTTTAACCTTAACTGAACCGCCATCTCTTTTCTTTCCTGCCATTATTTTTTACGCTGCTTTCTCTCTTGTGTCATTCTATCGTTTATTGAACGACTGTTGAGAGCTTCGATGTTTTTTAGCCAAAAAACACATTGTTTCTTGTCTTCAACTTCGTATATATCTAATATTGTTCCTAGTGCTGATAAATCTTTACCAAAGTAAGACCCAGACATTCCATCCCATCTGTCAGGTAACATATCATGAATTGAAAATGCTATCTGCACCTCATAGGGCAATTCGCCACGAGAGGGAGGCATCTTATTAGGGTCGGGTTCTTGTCCCAGTTGTTCACAGACTTTTAAATACTTATCTAAGTCTATGTCGTTTTTAAAAAATCTTTCTAAATCCGCAAGTAGTAATGTTACTTGCGTTCTGTAAAATTTTCTAAATCACCAACTTGTTCAGTTACCCATGTATCGAAATCGTTTGAATTTTTCATTAAAACTTCACAATTTTCTTGTGTAAATTCTAAGCAATCATTTGCATCGACTCCTGATGTATCAACTAATAGAAGCTCTTCTAAGTATTTATACTTCAGTCCAGTCCAGTTTTTTATAACTGCGGATATATACTGAGGTAGGAATTTATCTGCATCGAATTCTTCTTCGTATGCTCTAGTTTTCTTATTAAACTTATTAGTTACGCATTTATTACGTAATTTTAGTAACTCTTCTCTTGCAAGATAAGTTAGTTTAACTTTGAAATCTTCCATCCCAGGATAATCAAATTCTACGGTTTTGCTAGGAGCAAGTAAGCTCTTAAGCGATATTGGTTGTTTTTTTAATTCTTGTACTACTTCTTTATTTTCCAATTTTATTCTCCAAAAAATGAATGAGTGAGGATTGGAGCCCTCACTCACCCTAGTTTATATTATGAGGTGTAAGTCACACTCACTTCATTTGTTGCATCAGCTGCTGTAGCAGATGACATATCAGTTGCTAATCCGTGGAAAGCTACATCTACTGATACTACATCTTCAATACTATGTGAAGGTAGTTCTAAATGTGCTTTTGGTAAAGCTACTGAACATCTTGGGGTACTACTACCTCCGCCTATTCCAAAGGTTAAGGCGAACGCGTTAGTAATAACTCCTCTTGATTCTTGAAGTTTCTCAAATAAGTCTAATGACCCATTTGCTACATCGTTCAAGTAACAAGTGAAGTTTCCAGAAATTGACCTAGTGCCTGTTACATGCCCTAAAGGCGTGTTAACACTACCAAGTGTTTCTGGCGTTAAGTAATTAAGATTATTCTCAATACTTATGCTACCACCAGTCAAAGTTACAGCAAATGTAGTGTCTGAACTTCCTAAAGTACCTTTAGTTCCGGTAGTCTCTGAAGCGTCATACACAATTGTTAAATCTGTTAACTTTTGTCTAATATAGTTGCTTGATGAGGAAATCCCTTCATTAATTAAACCGAGAGTAGTTTCACCACCACCAGTTGTTACTAAAGAAGCTGCTTCTTCAATTGTTTTTCCATTTCCAGACCAGGCTACCTGTGCAATACCATCAATATCGAAATCGATTGTAGCAGAACCGACTGAACAGTCTGCTAGCTTATAGACGGTTACTCCATCTGTACCTGTTGTAAATGTTGTACCCTCAGTATCCTTGGAAGCACCAAGAACAAAGAATAGGTCAAATACTCCGATTGTTACTTTGTTTGAACTTGCGAAATCAAATGCGTTAGGTTCGTGAGTTGCAGGATTAAATGTTCCTGATTCACCAACTGCACCCATATAAGTTTCAGCGCCCATAGCAGCCCATAGTGGGCCTTCTACTGCAAACTTTTTATTAGCTCCGCCATGTAGTCCTGCATCTGCTGCAACTGAACCAGCTGCTGAAGTTGTAGGTCTCATATAAGTACTAAAGCTCCATTCTGCTGGTGCAAAAGAATCGGTAAACATTGCTCTACCTCTCTTACTGTACCCAGATGCGCCTGCTGCTTCATTCAAAGTTACTTCTGTCGTATTTGTTCCCTGACTGAATGAAAATCCATCCAACACAGGAATCTCATAAACTGCTGTGTTGGCGGTTGTCCCGTCAGCACTCCATTTCATGAAAACTTTTGTATCTCTACTAAAGAAAAATGACATTTTTTATATCTCCATTAATATCGAATCTCGCAGGTGATTTCTCCTACACCCAGAGGTTCTAATACGCCTTCATCTGTATCCACAGTAGCAATTGTAGTTTGTACTGTAGTATGAGATGTTCCTGTTGAGTCCGTGTAAGTTAAGGGATCATTATCCTCCAACACGGTTTCAACATCTTCTAACAATTCTTCGAGAGCTCCAACAACGTCTGCGTCGTCTGATACATAACATCGAACTGTTATTGTTAAAAATCTAAAACGAAAGCCACCGCCATCGTATTCTCTTGTTTCGCCCCCTGCTCCTACATGTATTGTAGGAAACTCATTAACTTCGTCCCAAAATTTTAGTCTTCGTTCGACTTTTGAAACTGAAGTTCTATGAGGAGCTTGTCCGTTAATTCCTTCTAATGCTAGGCATATTGCTTCTACTATAGCTCTACGACGTGTAGTATTTCTTCTTGCTATTGTCGCGTCCATTATACTCTCCTAGTCTTTATAAATTTGTTTTGCATTCCTTGAGCAACAATTTCTCTAATTGTTTGCCCGATTATTTTTCTTGGGTCTCTTTGTACGCTACCCATTTTTCCGCCTGGTTCAAATGTTCCATAAGGGTCTCTCATGTATGTATAATCTGCCTGTAACCCTCCTCTTGGCCCTTGCATTACTTGTGTAACTCGGGCTGAGTTTGCAAATCTACCTGTTCTATATCTAAGAGCAGGTGGTTGCATCTTTATTGCTACCATTTGTGGTAATACTGAATTTATCAAATTTTTTAAAGCTATTGGGCTTTGTCTTTGCTTATTAACTGCTGCTCCCACTCTTTTGTCATTTGAAGGTTTATTTCTTTTACTACCACCTTTTTTCTTAGGATTTTTAACACTTCCTAATCTTGTAGCTCCTGCAATTACTGCGGCCTGCAAAGCTTCTGACATTTCTTTCTCGTTCTTACCTAGCTTTACTAATTGCTTATTAACTCTTAAACGCATATTTGGTTTGTTCCACCATTTTTTATTAAATATTTCTTTTAAATAAATAGAACTACCAATCTCTCCATATCTTTGTTTTATTCCTTTTGATGATTTAAAATCATCAGTAAATTTTGAATCATTTACAACATCATCTAAAATTTTATCCAGTATTTTATTTACTGCATCTGTATCCGAAGCTGTCATCATAGACTGTTGACTACCTGTAACATGCCCCGGTACTCCAGAACCTAAAGCCATTCCTATTTCTATAACTTTATCAAATTTTACTATATCACTAATAGTAGTACCTCCTAAAGTAAATGATAAATCTAACTGTTTTGCTATATGTTGAGCTGCGGATTGCTGTAAATTATCCATGTTCATGGCAGCCTTACTATTATGCGCTCTTAATATATCTGTTATTCCTACTACAGGAACTGAAGTATCTCCTAATCTCTCATTTACATCTAAATTAGGTCCCGCATCCCCAGTAGCTGCACCTGAAACTGGACCATGTAATCTAGC